GTTGCAAGCCCTTCTAAGTCGATCATCAAGTCCATGTGTTATTGTAACACAAGTCTAGATGTTGATCAATAGACGTTTAACCGATTACCCAGGTAAGTGGTTGGCTTGCATCCACATAGTTCTTGAGCTGGTCTTCTAATGCAATGATAGCTTCTTTGGCTTCTGCTTTCATTGCGGCACCGTTTAGGGTACCGCCGCCTTGTGGTCCTGCAATTGAGCCAAACTTCTCACGTGCTTCACCAATAATCATTTTAGAATTGGCCACCATGTAGTCCTTGATCCATTGACTGATTTGGAAGTCCTGTAGCAAGTTGATTTCTGGTTTGAGATTGTATGTCCAAAGTAGCACATTTTCTCCAGTGCCTTTTGGGTCACGAATCAATTGAATTTTCTTTGTGACCTGGTTATAGGTATAGTTCATGTAGCCGCCAAACATACGTGCGGCTAGTTCTACATACTGTGAATAAAAGTCGTATGTGGCAAGGCCGCCTGCTACGTTGAAGTTCATTAGGTACACATTCAAACTGGCCTGTGCAAACGGATCAAAGTTTGATGCAAACGGACCTGTAGCATCGCCAAACGTTCTACGGAATACCTGTCGTACACTCACTACCTCTTGTGGCAACTGGTAGATGTTGACATCTTTGACCAGTTCCATAAAGCTGTAGCTTTCCTCATAGGCATTGCTGGCCCGTTGGCGGTAAGTGCCTATGGTTTTTTGATAGGCGGCTTCGTAGTGAGCAGGATCCAACTCGATGTCAACGATCTGATCACCAAGTTGGAGTTTTACGTATTCTACTAAGTTTTGCTTGAGTGTCTCAAGCGAGTTCTGTTGCTGTTCTGCCATTGGGGGACTCCGTCCCCTTTATTTACCAACTTTTAAGGATGATCAAGTTCTCTGTACCACGTCCGTTAAACGGGGTTTCTGTAGTGGTCAAGTCCTTGTAGATCTTCCTTGCGGCCGGCTTGCCTGCGGCACCCATGGCTTTGAGCACGTCTGCTGGCTTGCGTACAGTTTTTTGCTGACTCTCAACTGTACTAAATCCAATGATAGCGTTGCTTTTTACAGTAAATGCCTGTGCATGGCTGTCAGCAACAATATGGATTAGCTTGCGTTTTTTAGTGTCATACAACCAGGCTTCTGCCTTGTCCACTAAACTTGCGGCTGGTAAGCCTTTGAGCTTGAGCTCTGCAAATTCCGTAATACACTTGAACTTTGCGGCACGTTTCTCTGGGCTCACTGCCTTAACTGCACGAGGCTTACGCTCTACCTTTTTAATCTGCACATAGGCGCCACAGTCCGAAATCACAAGCTCACAGAACTTTACGCAATTCTTTAACTGTATTTTGGTAAGATAGTTATAGCCCTGTGCCAAGTCCGCATCTTTGCCTGCCACTGCCTCATCAAACTCTGTGAGTTTACGGGTCCAGATTTGCTTGATGTCGTTCACCATTTGTGGGGCAATGTTTAAACTACGCATGAGCACCACGGGCTTGTAGTCTGCGTTGAGTTTGGCACCACTTGAGATAAAGTCGTCAAACAAGCCATCTAACTCACCTGCGCATTCCGATACCTTCTCACGCAGGCGATCTTGGATGGTGATTCGTGGCACTGAATCGTCAACGGGTACTTCTGCTACCTCTTCATCTTGTTTGGATTCCAAAATCTCTTTTAGCAAGTTATCCAATTTGATCTGCTCGTGCTCGGTAAGTTCTAATCCCACCATGCTCATACGGCACAGCCAACCTGTGGTGAGTCGGATTGAGCTGTCCGGAATGCGTTTGAGTGTACGAACGTCGTCCTTACGATCATGTGTTTCCAGGTAGTTTACAATCATCTCACGGGCATCTTTTTTACCATAAAAGTAGTTGTACCACGAGAACGCATGACTAAAGGCACTGACGCGGCCTTCTGTGGGTTGCACTCGCCATGTAGGCTCCATGCCCATGGCATTGGTATCCGCACTACGTGGATTTAGGGGTTTGACGGGTTTTGTTGCGACTTTCATACGTTCTCCAAAAAGCAATAACTGTAATTATAGCAAAGATTGATTTTGATGTCAATCTTTGCTGGTGTTGTTTTTAGAACACAGTGCCGCGAAACTGCTCGTAATCGTAAAATGCTACTAAAGTACTATCTCGAAAGTAAACTGTAATCCCGCCCAGATCCTCGCGAGCGTCCCACTTTGTCTGCTCCAAAATAACATTAGTAGCACGAACTTCCAGCTCGTCCATTAGATCCTCGCCTGTGTCCCGGTAGCTTTGCATGGCTTCTGCCTCATAATCTAAAGTGTATACTTCAGTATTATTAATTTGTGCGCTTTGTACATCTGTAAGCATAGGTGGCTCCTTTTGTTGTTAAGTGCTAATTATAGCAGTTTGGGATTTAATGGTCAACCGCCCATAAATACTACACTATGCCACGCCTAAGCCTATACCGTCCCAACCGAACCCGCGACTACCAATTTTTGGATCGTACCATCCGAGAGATGTACACTGTGGGCGGAGTAGATATCTATGTTCACAAATACATGGGTCCAGAAACAGGTGGCGAAGACTCCGCATTCAGTGGCAATGCAGATGCTACTCAACCTGTTTATGATGAACTGAGTCCATTAAACATTCAAGACTTGCTGTTGCTGGAAAACCGTGACAGAATTTATGATCAAGACATCTATGTCATGCGCGGTGTTTACAATGCTCAAGACGTGGACTTTGACTTGAGTCAGTTTGGACTGTTCCTAAACAACGATACCTTGTTTATCACATTCCACTACAACAACATGATTGATGTGTTTCAACGCAAACTCATGGTAGGCGATGTGCTGGAACTGCCCAACTTGAAAGATTACTATCCTTTGAATTCAAACATTCCTGAAGCTTTGCCCAAGTACTATGTGATTCAAGATGCGGCATTTGCCAGCGAAGGTTTCAGTCAAACTTGGTTGCCGCACTTGTGGCGTGTGAAAGCTACACCGTTGACCAATGCTCAAGAATACAAAGATATTCTTAAAAAGCCCATGGTCAAATCTACCATCTGGGATAATGATAATTTCTACCCTGCTGGCGACATTGTGAATCAAGGTGATGTGTATTATCAAGCTAGAGTAAATGTGCCTGCTGGCACAGACATAACCAACACCACTTACTGGCGTGAGTATACACCGGGTACAGAGAGCGAGTTGATGAGTACTAGAACCAAGGATCAGCAGATTAACGATGCTATTCTTGTACAAGCCGATGTGGAAGTTCCCAAGTCTGGATACGATGCAACCAAGATGTATGTAGTGCCAACTACCTTGGACGGACAACCTGCAAATCCTGTAGGATTAACCACAGATGGTGCTACCACAGTTGACGGCACCGAAGGTGGCATGAACTTGACTCCAGACACAGATGGCTATACCGCTGGCTACTTGACTGGTGATGGCATACCGCCCAATGGCTTCCCAACATCAGCTGGTGTTGCGTTCCCAGACAATCCTTCAGTGGGCGACTATGCCCTGCGATTGGATTACTTCCCCAATCGCCTGTTCCGTTATTCAGGCACACGCTGGACACGCATCGAAGACAATGTTCGCACTGATCTCAACAATGGCAGCAACAACAATACTTTACGCTCGGGCTTTGTGAACAATACATACACAGTGAAAACAACAGACATGGGTAATATTCCAAGTCGTCAGAGCTTGAGTGAAATTCTCAAGCCCAGAGCAGACAATGGCGATGACAACGGCAACAAGCCGCCTAATCCGTACCCAGACACAAGACCTGGACAAAGATCGAGTTAAACAATGCAACAATTTTTTTACGACGAACAGATACGCAGATTCTTACTGCAATTTACTAGGATCTTTTCTGGGTTCCAGGTTGAGTACGGACGTCAAGAAGGATCTGACGCGGCTGCATTGCTAAGAGTTCCTGTGCGTTACGGTGATGCCAGTCGTAATGCACAAACAATCATACAAGAAAACTCAGCAAACTTTTTGCCTGCTACTCCCATGATGACGTTTTACATTTCAGGCTTGGATTACGATCGTCCCAGAATGCAAGAGCCGTATCATGTGAGCAAACGCACCATTCGTCAACGCACATACGATCCAGATACAGAAACTTATGAAACCACGCAAGGCAATGCATTCACTGTTGAACGCCTGATGCCTGTGCCTTACAAGTTAACCATTACCCTGGACATCTGGACCTCAAACACCAATCAAAAGTTTCAGATCCTGGAACAGATTCTCACACTGTTTAATCCTGCACTGGAAGTGCAAAGCACTGACAACTTCTTGGATTGGACGTCACTCAGTGTGGTTGAGCTTGAATCCACTCAATGGACCAGCCGTACTATCCCTATT